AATATTGACTTGTCCTGAACACTCTGCTACACACAATTTGAGATCTAACCCCACACCTTAGACGAGTACATACGAGGGTGGGGTTAGAAAATGACCTTAGTCATTTAGTAACATCACTACCTCACGTAAAATAGCTTTACAAAAGTCCCAACATATTTTATACCTGAATAATAACTAGGAGATAACAATGCCAGGAACTATGAAATCATATGGAACTGTAGGTAAGAAGAAACCTAAAAAGAAACCAGTGAAGCTCTCACTAAATTCTTTCAACAACAAAGCACAGAAAAATAAGAAGGCTAAAAGAACGTATGGCTAAACTATGTGCAAAGGGTAAGTCTGCCGCCAAAAGAAAATTTAAAGTATACCCAAGTGCTTATGCTAATATGTATGCTTCTGGTGTTTGCTCTGGTAGGATCAAGCCAAAGTCTGCCAAGAAAAAAACATCTAAGAAAAGGAAACGTGCATGACCATAACTCCTGAACTAATAGAAACAATACACAACATATCTTGGTTTGATGGTATCTGTTATATTTTTTTAGGTCTAGGGGTATATGCTTTATATAGATGGATACGTAGGATATGAGTTTACGTAAATGGGTTGGTGAGAAGTGGGTTGATATTGGAGCACCAAAGAAGAATGGTAAGTATCAACCATGTGGTAGAAGCAAAGGATCTAAACGTAAGTATCCTAAATGTGTACCACTAGCTAAAGCAAAGCGAATGACATCAGCACAGAAGACATCAGCAGTAAAAAGAAAACGTAGTGTTAAACAAGGAGTGGGTGGTAAGCCTACTAATGTAGCAACCTTTAAAAGAAAGAAAAAGAAGTAATGGCTAAATCACCAGCATGGACAAGAAAAGAAGGCAAGAATCCTAAAGGTGGATTAAATGCTAAAGGTCGTGCCAGTTATAATAAAGGTCGTACCAAGACTGGTAAGAAAAGAAATCTAAAAGCACCGAGCAAAGTAGTAGGCAATAAAAGACGTGCTTCGTTTTGTGCAAGGATGAAAGGTATGAAGAAGAAGCTAACGAGTAAGAAGACAGCTCGTGATCCTAATTCAAGAATAAATAAATCTTTACGTGCTTGGAACTGTTAGTGTATACCATTAATTATAAGATGGAGTTTAATCGCAAACCAACTAAGTATGAAGTGCAATGTAGATTATGGGATCTATTAGCTAAAGGTTTTACTCTACGCACACCAGAAGAAGATGCAGAGTACAAAAAATTTATAAAGGAAAAAAATGTTTATACGTGAACTATCTTTAAAAGATTTAAATAGACTACGTTCTATTGTACGTAATACCCATTTAAAATTTTACCCTAATGAGTTTATGACAAACGTAGAAGTCGATAAATTTATAAATGCAGTCGGTCCAGAACTAGCTGGTAAGATGATCCGATACGCAGTAGACAACAAACAAGTCGAATGAAATTAAATTACAAACCTGATGGTGCAGTAGTAAAAAGTTTTATGAAAGACAATAGTTTCTTTCGTGGACTACGTGGACCAGTTGGCTCTGGTAAATCTGTTGCTTGTTGTATAGAAGTATTCCGTAGAGCCTTAGCACAGAAACCATCACCAGATGGTATACGTAAATCTCGTGTAGCTATTATAAGAAATACAAACCCACAGTTAAAGACTACGACTATGAAGACATGGTTAGATTGGTTTCCTGAAAAAGAGTTTGGTAAAATGAATTGGTCACCACCCTATACACATAGAATACAAGTAGGTGATGTAGACTTAGAAGTAATTTTTCTGGCTTTGGATAGACCAGAAGATGTTAAAAAGTTATTATCTTTAGAATTAACATTCCTTTTCTTTAATGAAAGCAGAGAAATAGCCAAGCCAATTATAGATGCTGGTACTATGCGTGTAGGAAGATACCCTTCTATGAAAGATGGTGGACCAACTTGGTATGGTGTAATAGCAGATACCAACGCACCAGACGAAGATCATTGGTGGAGTGTGATGAGTGGAGATGCACCACCACCAGAACATCTATCACGAGAAGAAGTTATGATGTTAGTCAAACCTGACAACTGGAAATTTTTTACACAGCCACCAGGTATGTTAGAAAAAAGAAACTCAGATCAAGAAGTAGAAAACTATATAATAAATCCAAATGCTGAAAATAAAAATAATCTAATGCGAGATTACTATTCTTCTATTATTAGAGGAAAGACAAAGTCATGGATTGATGTGTATGTAATGAATAGATTAGGTTCAATCGAAGATGGTAAACCTGTATACAAACAATTTGCTTCAGACTTACACGTTGCCAAGCAACCAATAATACCAGCCGAAGTTCCATACTATATAGGTATCGATTTTGGTTTAACTCCAGCTTGTGTATTTGCACAACAAGTCCGAGGGAGATGGTTAATACTACACGAGATCGTAGCACAAGATATGGGTATGGTGCGATTTGGGGAACTACTTAGACAAGAGATGGTAAGTAAATTTCCCAACATACCAGTAGCACGAATATTTGGAGATCCAGCTGGAGATTATCGAGCACAGACTGATGAGTCTACTCCATTCCAAATACTACGTGGTGCTGGTATTCGTGCCATTCCAGCACCATCCAATGATGTATCATTAAGAATAGAATCTGTAACTGCACCATTAATGCGATTGTTAGAAGGTAAGTCAGGTATATTAATTGATAAAAGCTGTAAACATTTAATTAAAGGATTTGAAGGTGGGTATCAGTACAAACGTATGCAAGTATCTGGTGAACGATACACAGAAAAACCAGACAAGAATCACTACTCACACGTACATGATGCACTACAATATTTATTATTAGGTGCTGGAGAAGGTAGGCAAATTACTAAGAGTTCTATCACTAGTAAAGTAGTACAAGCAAAAACTAATTTTGATGTCTTTACAAAAGCACCAAAAAAGAGTATACGAAAGAAGTGGAACGTATTCGATATTAGAACAAGATTATAGAAAGGAATTATTATGTGTTCAGGTTTATTTAGCTCAAAAGCACCACCAGTTTATATACCACCACCTCCACCACCTGATCCTAGTATTGCCGCTAGAGAAGCACAAACAAGAGATACAGGTATGCAAAACCAAGCAGAAGCTACTAAAGCAAGAAAAAAACAAATACAAGAAGGTTTTGGTAGAAGAAGTTTATTAACCACAAGTGGTGGTGGATATCTTTCTAATACAAAAAGTAATACTAAATTAGGATAATATGAAACCAGACGCACAAAAGATACAAGCACATCTTGATACACATGAAGCTGTATGTACAGAAAGATGGCTTGAAATTATAAGTAGAGTAAAAAGATTAGAAACAATCTTTATTGCTTTTAGTGGTGTTATTATGGTAATGTTAGCAACAATAATAATTAAACAGATATAATGGTAGCATTAGTTCCTCAACCTATACTAAAAGAAATGTCTAGCTTAGAAAATATGTTAGCTAGATATAAAAGAGCAGAAGGAATAAAAGAATTGTGGCGACCTACCTTTGAAGAATGTTTTGAATATAGTATGCCAGCAAGAGAAAGTTTTTATCCTACCACTGCTGGACAAACTAAGACTGATAAAATATTTGATGAAACTGCTGTAGTTGGTGTACAAGAATTTGCATCACGATTACAAGCTGGTATCGTTCCAAATTATGCAAGGTGGGCAGAATTAGTTTCTGGTTCAGAAGTACCAGCAGAAGAAAGAACAGAAGTTAATGAACAATTAGATGGAGTTACTAATTATGTATTTGAAGTATTACAAAATAGTAATTTTGCACAAGAAATACATGAATCATTTTTAGATTTAGCTGTAGGTACAGGAGCAATGTTAATAGAAGAAGGAGATGCAATAAAACCTGTAAGATTTACAGCAGTGCCATTATCAAGATTATGTTTAGATACTGGACCAAATGATACTGTAGATACTGTATATAGAACTAGAAGAATAAAAGCATCTAATATAAAATTAATTTATCCTCAAGCAACATTACCAGCAGAAGTAAATAGACAATTACAAAATGGAAAAGATACATTTTTACAAATTGTTGAATGTGTATCAAGAAATTACAGTAAGCCAAATGTAGAAGTAAATGACTTTACAGTATTTGGTACAAATCCTCAACATATATATTTACAACAACAATTTAATGGTGAAGGATCAAATCCATATGTAGTGTTTCGTTGGAGTAAAGCCGCTGGTGAAGTGTATGGGCGTGGTCCACTTTTAAATTCTATGCCAGCAATTAAGACCTGTAACCTTGTAATAGAAATGATATTAGAAAATGCACAGATGGCAATATCTGGTATGTATCAAATGGAAGATGATGGAATTATAAATGTGGATACGATTCAACTCTTACCAGGAACTATCATTCCACGTTCTCCATCATCTCGAGGATTAGAACCAATAGCACAAGCTGGTAACTTTAATGTAGCTGATCTTGTATTAAAAGATATGCGACAGAATATTAGAAAAGCATTATACAATGAAATGTTAGGTGACCCTAATCGTACACCAATGAGTGCTACTGAAGTAGCAGAACGTATGGCTGATCTATCAAGACAAATAGGTTCATCATTTGGTAGATTGCAAGCAGAGATGGTAACTCCAGTATTACAAAGAGTAATACACATTCTAAAGAAACAAGGTAGAATAAATATACCAACAGTAAATGGTAGAGAAATAAAAGTACAGTCTACTTCTCCACTAGCACAAGCACAAGCTAACCAAGATATTAATGGATTCAATAGATTTTTAGAATTGGTTGGTGCTAGATTTGGACCACAACTAATAAATTTATTAGTAGATAGTAATGAAGCAACTAAATACCTAGCAGAAAAATTTGGTATACCTGAAAAACTTACAAGAAGTAAAGAAGAAATGGAGCAAGCTATGATGCAAATGCAACAAGCTATGCAACAACAACAACAATTACAACAAATGGCACCAAATGATAGACAAGAAGAACCTCCCCAAGGTTAGTATAGATGGGGTTCAAAGAACACAATCTAATGAAGATAAGTTAAATAATATTATTTTAACTTGTTTTATTACTGATGCTGGAATAGAAACACTAAGATACTTACGAAGTATTACTATAGAAAGTGTAGCTGGATTCAATATATCTGATCAAGAGTTAAGAGCAAGAGAAGGTATGAGATTTCTAGTTGGTATTATTGAACAACGTATAAAGGAGGGCAAAAATGTCAGAGCAAGAAAGTCTAATCAATAGCGAACAAGAAGTAAAAGATGAAGTAGGAGAAGTAGCAGAAAGACCAGAATGGTTACCTGAAAAATTTTTTAAAGATGGTAACCCTGATTATGAAGGATTAGCAAAGTCTTATACTGAAGCTGAAACTTATATCGGTAAGAAAAAAGAAGACTTAACTACAGAAATAAAGACACAATTAGAAGAAGAAACTCTTAAAGCTGTACCTGAAGCCTATGTATTACCAGAAATACCAGACACATATGAAACAGAAACACCTCTTATGGATGGATGGAAAACTTATTGTAAGGATAATAAGCTAAGTCAAGAAGCATTTGATAAAGGAATAGACTTATTTATACAAAGCCAACCACAAGTAGATATAGATGGTGAAAAGAAAAAGCTAGGTGAAAATGCAAATCAACGTATTGAAGCTGTAAGTTTGTGGGTAAATAAAAATTTTGATGAAGGACAAAGACCTATGTTAGAAATGATGTGTTCTACTTCACAAGGTGTAGAAGCAGTAGAAAAAATTATGGGTATGTTACAAAATAGTATGTCACAAACTCCTGATAATTTTATTGCTGGTAAAACAAAAGAAGACTTACAAGAGATGATGAAGGACAGAAGATATTGGCACGCACCTAGTAGAGATGAAACTTATATAAGACAGATAGACTCAGCATTTGAAAAATTATATAAATGATTATTGAAGTAAGACCAAGCACAGAAAAAGATGCTAAATATATTGGAAACAATATGCGAATGGAAGATATAATAGAGTTAGATGCTTGTAATACAAGACCAATGGACTCTGTTATGTACCCATTTACTTGTACAAATGCACAAACATTTACTCTTTTTTATGATAAAGAGCCAGTTTTAATAGGTGGAACTGTAGGAGAAAGCATAGGAATAGCAAGATTATGGATGTTAGCTACTGATAAAGCATACACAAAACCCATGAAATTAGCATTATTAAGCAGAAAATACGTAGATTTTTTACAACAACCTTACGAATATATGTACAATTATGTACATACTGGCAATGATAAAGCAGTAAAACTTCTAAAACATTTAAGATGTACGTTTGATTCTGCTATTACAAAAAATAAAAATTTAAGTTTTGTAAAATTTTCTCGTTGCAAAAAACATTAATCTAATATATAGATTTATATAGCAGTCCCAGAGTATTGAAGTATTGCCCATTTGGATAACCTTACAAAGATAGGCTGGATAAACTCGGTGAAACTTTTTTAACTTAATAAGGAGGACTTATGTCTATAGGAATAAGCACTGCTTTTATAAAACAGTTTGAGAGTGATGTTCACATGGCTTATCAGCGAATGGGATCAAAACTTAAAGACACCATCAGACAAAAACCAAGTGTGAATGGTAATCAAGCAGTTTTTCAAAAAGTAGGAAAAGGCTCTGCTGTCCAAAAATCAAGACATGGACAAGTGCCGATCATGAATATCGACCATACAAACGTAACAGTTACACTACAAGATTTCTTTAGTGCTGACTATGTCGATAGACTAGACGAACTAAAAACCAACATTGATGAAAGAATGGTAGTAGCACAGAGTAGTGCTGGTGCGTTAGGAAGAAAGACTGACGAACTAATTACTACTGCTCTTGATGGAACATCAAACCTATCAGGTAACTCTGACTCAGATGGTTTAACACTAGCTAAGATAAATGGTGTATTTGGATCAATGGGTGAAGGCGATATACCTGATGATGGTGATAGATACTTTGTAGTATCACCTGATGGTTGGATTGATCTATTAGCAATCAATGCGTTTGCTGATGCAGACTTCATTGGACCAGATGAACTTCCATACAAAGGTGGTATGGTTGCTAAAAGATGGCTTGGATTCTTGTGGATGACACATAGTGGACTACCAGTAACAGGTGGTAGAAGACAATGTTTCGCATATCACAGATCTGGAATAGGTGTAGCTATGGGTGCAGATGTAACCACAGAAATTAACTACATTCCAGAAAGAGTGTCTAATTTAATAACTGCATATATGAGTCTGGGTGTTGTCTTAATTGACGATAACGCAGTCTTTGAAGTGCAAATAACTGAATAGGAGGTACACATGGCTTACGTAGCAAGTGATTTATACAAAGTTGGTGGTGCTAATCCTGGTATGTGGATATACAAATCTACAGAAGCAGTTGGCGACATTGACAACTCAGGGTACTTTAATAGTGCTACTAATGAGTTAAAGCAGTTTGATGTTATAGTTATTATAAGTGCTACTGGTGGTACACCAGCAGTAGACTTAGCAACTGTAACTTCAGCTACAGGAGCGGCAACAGTAACAGTCGCACTTTTAGCATAACTTAACAAGGAGTGGGGAGAGCAATCTCCCCAAACCTATATGGCAACAACAAAGATAGATATATGTGCAAGAGCATTAGTAATGATAGGAGCCTT